GCTCCTACGTTAGCAGCTTGAGAAGCCGCTGACATAGCCATTGCTGTTAGTCCCATGTCACACATTGTTTTTATCTACGGTTATTTTAAATTTTCTTAAAAGCTCTCCCTGTATCTTTACGGGGTCACTGAGTTCTGCTCCACACCATTGTAACCAACGAAGACAAATAAGGTTGTCTGCGTGGATAACGTTCGAAACACTTCCATACATCTCAACTAAAGAGTTAACCCACTTTCTACAGTGCCTGAGGAAAGGCTTTGGGTTTCTTTCTAGTTCGTCAGTTCCTAGTAGCCAAATGTAAGCTTCGTCTCTTACGCCAGCCCCAAAGATAGCCATGACCTTTCCTTTGTTGGATAACACAGTGAAGACCACATCGCTCTCAGCTACGGAAATCTCAGCAGCTTTACTAGGGGTGTATCCAAAACAAGAGACCTCAAGCTTGTCGATGGTCCTCATGTTAGCGATAAGTTCTTTGACGTGCTTATCTTCAGTTAAGACAATCAAATGTCCCTCTTTTGTCTTTTCTACTATATTATCCATAACGGCGCGAACGTTGGTGAACGAACGATTCAAACTCTGCGCTCTGTAGGTTACAAGGAGCGGCTGTAGAGTTTTCTATAGAAATAGTAGTGTTATTAGGGTCTGAGAACACAGGGAACCTAAAGCTTCCTGATTCTAGCGGTAATGAACCTTCTGTGGTCCCTTGGATAACGGTAGCGTTAAACTCATTAGTAAAGGTGTCCCTTAGGTAAGGGGTGACCTTAACCTCAAAGAACCCGGTGTCCTCGTAGAACAAGGTTCCGTTCTTAACGCGCATCTTACCGTTGGATTGAGTCTTTAGTTGCCCTGCGTTAGCTTTGAACAACAACTCAGAGAATACATACTTCATTGTGTATTTAAGTCCAACATAGAGCTTTTCTGATGAGCCTGTGAGTCCACCTCCAACTATATTGTTAGCAAAGCTCACTCTCGTGGTGTCTCCCTCTGTTGCTTGAACTGTGTTCTGAATCTCTAGGCCGTCCTTGGTGTAGACAGACAGAGTCTCTCCAGTAGCTAGGCGGTAAGGAACAACAAAGCTAGGCTCAGCTACGGTAGCGTTTAGCGTAACCGATACTCTTCTGTCTAGGTGAGTGTTGTAACCTTCGGGGTCTCGACGTTTGCTCTCCATCTGAATCTTGAGGAGAACGGTCTGAGATGAGCCTTCAAGAGCTTGAACGATGAACAGCTCAGAATCAATAAACCCAACAGCCCGGACATCGCCTTGGCTAAGGTTAAACTTACCCCAAGAACTAACAACCTTCTCGTTACCTCTAAAGAAGTATCTGTAGACGTAGATGTCATTACCGTCAGCCACAGCCATCAGGTTCTCTGCGCTGCTGCCTGTCATCGACTTGAGTCCTCCTTTTAGTGAGGTCCCTGTGTAGACGGCGTGTGGAATGTATTGAGGGACGTGAGCTGTTATCTCGTTAGCGTCGAATACGTCAGTGGATGAGTTAATGGTAAACTCTCGGATACCAGTGAAGTCACCGCGCTTAAACGGGAAATAGATATAAGAACCAATAGCCACAGGCTCAACAGACTTGTTGTAGTCGTATTCTGTGATTTGGTTTACAGAGACAGACTTAGGTGTCAGTAGTTGTCCTCCCTTGAGAACGAACTGACAGAAGTCAGAGAACAACACTAGGTTGTCTTGGAATGCAACAGCAGCGCGTAGCTTTGTGACCTTGTCGGAAGACACGTTGACGTCAATAGGGTCACTGTCCAACAAAGAGGTTACGGTAGTTCTGTAGAAGTTGTAGTTCTGGTTTTGTAGGTCAATGTCGTAACTACCAAACTTAACCTCACTCATGGACACAGAAGACTCAGAGAGGAAACCTAAGCGCCCTTTGAATTGGAACACTCCGTTAATCTTAGAACCAATAAAAGAAGGGTCAGGGTTTGTGTCAGCGTCCCCGGTGGCTAGCTTATCGAGAGGCATGTGGCCTAGCTCAAAGGTGTCAACCCCGGTGCTCTTAAGAAGCAACGGCATTGTATTAACGTCAATGCGGTTGTTAACGTCACCACCGCTAGTCTCATACCAACTACCCTCACCTGAACGGCTGTCTGGGGTGTCGGCTTTGTAGCCGTTTAGTCTGAACTGAACATACCTGTCGTCTTCTCCAGCCTCTTGGTCTCCTTGAATGAAAATCTTAAAGTTGTGCGGAGCAACTGTCGGTAGGTCAGTAATGTTTGGAACACTCTTGTGAGCTACCCCAATACCGTCTCCCGCAATAGAATCCTCAACTGTAATGGTGAAGTCTTTGGTCGAGCTAATGACTCCCAAGGAGTCTGACTCAAGAGACGTGGTAAACGTAGTGTCAGAAGCTAGAGAGGGAAACTCGCTGTAGTTTGGGTTGTTTACGTTATCTCCTGCTGAACCTAAGTGAGGAACGCTTGTGGTTATAAAAGACTGAGGAGGGACTATGTTTAAGGGTTTATCCCAGTAGAACTCAGTACCGTAGGGTGGTCGAGTGTGTCTAGGACTTCCTGAGTAATTTGAGTCCCATCCTAGTTTGCCTTCAAAAAGGTTACCTAAGATAAACTCAGACCTAGCTTCTCTAGGTCGGTTAAATAGTGTAGAGCCGTCTAAGCTCTGAGAACTCCCTGAGTAAGTCCAGTTGGTGTATGTCTCTGTGTCTGTCTTTACGGTGACTCCATACTTACGGTCGTAGTCTCCTTGCTTAATAAACACCAAAGCATCGTCGCTTAGAGGTGCGCTAGTGGTGGTGTCCTTAGCTACCGTCTTCTTAGTGTTCAACACATACGTAACATCCCCGGTGGTATACATTTTAATGTCATCAGCCGGTACGGTTTCTGTCGATGGGACAATAATACTGTTAAGGTAGTTCCTTTCGTCTAGCTCAAGGTCAGAGTTAGGTGTGTTAGTTACTGTGTATTCGATTACACTTTGTGATTCTTTTGAGTCACTTCCGTAGAGATTAATATTACCTCCGCTTATTTTAACTTGTTTTTGGTTAGTGTCGGAAGCAACAGACAACACATCATAAGAAGTAGTTCCTTTGCTGGGTCCCTCTATTATACGAACAGTCCCTAGTCTAGCTGCGTCAGTAGAGGCAACAGTAACTGGACATTTCTGGGTCAGCGTAGCAATTACGTATGTTCCAAAATCTTCTACAGAATCAACAACACCTAAGTAGCGTTCAGTGATAGTGGCCTTTGTTCCTGTCTCAAGGTTAAACGCAGAGATAGAATGCTGAGTGCTTTCTATGGTTGTGCTGTTCTTACTGTTAACTATAACAACATACCTTTCGTCATTGTCCCTCTGAATAAAGTGAACCTTAGACGCTTGGTTAAGCGCGGAGTTATCGCTGATACGAGCAACGAACTCACTTGAAGGGCGCTTCTGAAGACCGTCCACAACGCTGGGTAGCGCGTTTAGTTGTTCCTCGCATTGACCTGAGAAGCGAACAGCGTCAGGTTGTTGAGAAACCCCTTGGATGAGGTTAGTTACAGAAGTGTTAATTAAGGGCATTAGTAGATGTTGTAGTTGCGATGAACACCGATACGGCGATAGACATCCTCACTGTCGAAGATGGTGCGGTCAGAAGATTGAGAGTCAAGCTCAAGAAGACGAGCGCGAGCTTGCATTTCGTCTAGAGCGATGAGTGATTGTAGCTCGGTGCTGCCTACCATGCGGCCTTGGAAGAGCCTAGAAGCGCGTAGAGTGATGTAACGTCGAGCAACCTCTGTAAGTTCGTCCCAGTCTAGCTGGACGGTGAGGTCAACTTTGATTGTCTCAGTGAATACATCAGTGCGGTCTTTGCGATTATACAAATACAAACCCCTCTGAACGACATCATTTCGAGTGTCGGTAGCGTCTACGAATAGCGTATTGTCGGGAAGCTTAAGTTTACCAGAAGCTTCTTTAACAGGTTCGTAGTCAGTTACGGTATTAAAGTGCCACTCTTCGGTTTGCACTTCTTTTGAAACTTCACGTAGAACAACTAAAGCGGTGCTAGCTGAGATTGGAAGTGCTGCTTCATTTGAAATTGAGTTTATGGGTGCTTCACCAATATGCCCAAGCATTTGGTTTACGCTTTCTAGTTCTGTAGTGAGAGCCATTTGATTATTTAGAGTTAGCAACGCCAGCGTTTAAGAGCCAACGCTTTTCTTGTAGGCCGACCCTTTTTGTCTTTCATGGGTCCTTTAACGCCTGACATGCGAGCGCAAAACGAACGCTTACGAGCAGCCCGTTTTCCTTTAGGTTTTTTCTCCGTTACTGGAGCTTTTAGATTAGAGCCAGTCTTACGATTATAATAGTCTCGTCCCTTTTTGTTGAGACCGCCTTTCTTAGACTTATGTTTGATTCGTAGGTTTGCTCTTTTCTTCATAAGAAAAAAAGGGGCCTCCAAAGATTACTCTAAGGAGACCCCTAATAGGTTAGTTGTTTAGGCAATAACACTCACAGCAGCTTCTGGGCGAAGAATGCCGTGACCCATTGCATACTTAGCAAGCATGAGGGTAGCCTGTTTAGACATTGAATACTCAGATTCAACAGCAAGGTCCATGAGCTTAACAGTTCCGATAGCTGACTTGTGACCAGCAACGAGCTTAAGGGTGTTAAGACCAGCGTCAAGGTAACCTTTACCAGCCGAGCCGCCATCAGCGTCATCGAACGGGTTGTTGTTAGCGTTCACGTCATCACCAGCAACGTCATTGCTAACGATGCCTGATGTAAGCAGGTTATTAGACGTTTTAATGCTAATACCAGAAAGCTTCAAAATAGAGCCAGAAGCAATGCTACCTTCGCCACCGAAGTCGCGGTTGATTGCATTACTGTCAGAACCCGCAAGCAAGTAATACTGCTCAGGAGCTAGAACAGCAAAGCGGTCCTCAGATGGGATGTCTCGCTCGTCCAACTTCTGTGCAATAATACGAAACAACGCAATAAGGTTAGCAGCGGTATCAACGTTAGCGGGCATTCCAGTAGACCCCAAGTCAATTACGATGCCTTGGGATGCGTCCGGGTTAGAGCGGTCTGCATGGTTAACCTGAGAAGCCGCCACGAGAGTTTTCATGGTTGCTTCGTCGAAACGTTTAGCAAGCGCACGTCCCAGCTCGGTGCTATACGCAGACCGAACGTCGTAGTGGTTCTTTAGTTCATCGATGTTAGCAATCGAAGTAGCTGCTACAAGAACATCGTCAATGTTGATGACACGCTCTTTGTGCTTAATCTGAGAAGCATAGGTAGAACCAGCTTCAAAGATGTCAGCTCCGGGAGTGTGGTATTTCGCAGAAGCTTTACCCATAGTTGGGAACTGCGCCGACTTACCGCTCGAAATAGTGCGAACAGTATGTAATTCCTTCATAACATTCGCTTCTTCGAACGTTGTCAGAACTTCGTTTGAGAACACTTTGAGGAACAAAGCGTTTACATCGCCAGCTAGGTTGGATTGACCTAAGCGTGACGGGATAATTGAGCCATTAGCCATAATAGTTTAATAGTTTAAGTTTAGTTTTTTTTGGTTCTTCGTTAGTTACGGTTTCGTTCACTCGTTAGCGTTATCCTTTCGGGCGCTCCGGTTACTAGTTAACTTTCCCAACTAGAAATTCTTCAATGCCGCTAGCGTAACTAGACGCCAACAGTCTGTAGTCAGAGAACAACTCACAGTCTTGTCTGTTGTCTCCGAAAAATGGTTCACATAAAACAGTAGGAATGTAGTCGTTTTCAGCAAACAACAAACCCCGGTCTCCTTTGTTGAGACCTTTGGTTCTTCTGTCTATCGTGTCAAAATCTTTTAATACTGAGAACTGTAGTTCTTCAGCTAGCCTTTTGCTTTCGCTGTTTGGGCTATTGTAAAGCATAGAGCATCCTTTGGCTCTGCCTGTGTAAGCGTTAAAGTGAAGCTCAAGGGCTAATTCAGCGTCGTCTTCTTTTAGCTTACTCTTTATGAAATCCATAGCCTCACGGTAAGTCTTCCCCTCATAAGAAGAATACACCTTACTGTCAATACCTCGGTAGGTAAGCTCTTTCTTTAGGGCTTTAGCTACTTTGATGTTGTATTTCCACTCGCTGTCGCCTTTTACATTAACAGCCCCTTTGTCTCCTCTACGAGAATGACCAACACAGATAGCTACTAGCTCATCGTGCTTCAAGCTCGGCGGTGTATCGGAGGAGGTCTCCAATGGTTTCTCTTTCGTCAGCAGAGAAAGAATGCGCTTCAAGACGTTCAATAAAAACTGGAATTTCACTTTTCTTTATCACCGCGCACCCACTCATCAATACGGTCGTCCATACGAGAGCGGCGGCGGTTTTTATAATGTTTGGTATATTCGTCACGAATCTCAAAAAACATGTCAGCAAGCTTAGGGAAGTGCAAGAGAAGGGAGACGATGAGCTTAATCATGCTCTACTTCAACTGAAGGTTATTTGTGGTTTCACTTCTTAGCCTTCTTCTTAATAGAGAGACCAGACTTCTTAGCCGCTTTCTTAGCTGCTTTCTTTCCGGCAGCCGTGTAAGGGTATTTCTTTTTTCCAACTTTAGGCATGGGATTATTTGTTAATGGTTTAGCTTTTGTCCTTAGCGTTGCCTACATTAAGGGCAAGCCAGTCAACAATCTTGTAGAGCTTAGCAGCCCACCCGTCGTCAGCCGGTGTCGGCGTAAGAGCTGCAATAGCTGAAGCTGCTGCAACAATAGCGGTAAGGGTGCTAATGAGGGTGTCTTTGTTGTCGATGATGTAGTTAATAATGTTCATGTTTTATATCATGGTTGATATTGCGAGACGGCGTTCAACTTCTTTTCGATACGCAGGGTCAACCTCGTAACGCTTTTTGCCTCTAGCGTCTCTTTCAGACATTGCTGCCAATACTTGAGCGCGGCTTTCGAAAGCTGATTCTCCAGAACCTTTGGTTCCTCCTTGAACAAAAGAAGAAGGACTAACACCATTAGCCTCTTCATACTTAGTCTTAATCCAGTCTAGAGCTAGCGCGGCTTGCTCGTCGGTTCCTGTTTCAAGTGCTTTGTTGTATGCATCGAGTTGGTTTTCACTAAGAGCCTCAGAGGCCCACTCAGAGATTTGCTCGTAAGCCTCACGGCCTCCGATTTCACTTAGCAACTCAGCCTCTCCAGAAGCCTGTAGTGCTTGTTGTCCTTCGATATAAGAGTCAACTAGGTTGCGACTAAGACCGCTAGCCTCAAGCGTTTTATAGGTTTCTTCGCTTAGTTGACCTTGGTCTGAAAACTCATCAGAAGCAGCGATAATTGCCGAAGTCTGCGAGTCTTCGTCTGTAGATTCTTGAACCTCAGTCGGAGGTAGGTCCTCTTGTTGTTCTTGAGTATTAGAGCCTAGCTTGCCTTCAAGGCTGTTGTAGGCGTTAGCTAAGTCCTCTGGTGTTTTGAACTTATCAGGAAGCCACTCTGGACGGTCGTCAACTTGGACTTCTTGTTCTTGAATAGCGGCTGCTTCCTCTTCTAGAGAGATTTGCTCGCTTTCTGTTTTATCGTTAATGATGTGGGTGTCAGCCATTTTTTCTATTGTTGTTGTTGAGGTGCCTCTTGTTCAGCCATCGCGGCTTCGTTTGAGACAGATTCTTTAGCGATGTTGCCTAAGGCTGCTACGCCCTGAGGCGCTGCTTTTTCTGCCAATGACATCATCTGAGCTTGTTGCGCTTCTTGTTGAAGCTCTTCCTGCGTCTTAATAAGTCCTCTGGTCTTGATTCCAAGACTAGTAGCTCTGCGTTTGAAGTATTCTTCAACGTTAACAAACTGACCGATAGCTTGTGGTCCCACCACTTGTGCAGCTCCGGCCAAGAACAAATCTAATTTCTGAAGGTCGTTTCCTCTGCCAAGAGCTTCTACTCCCGTAATAATAACAGGCTTAACCAAGTCCTTCGGTAGGTTAGGCATACGCTTCTTCTTGGCCATGATGTCCATGACCCGGTTTACCATAGGAAGCTGAAGCTCGTTACTAAGGAGCGAGTAGAGTCCACCTAGTGCAGACTCAAGCTCCAAGGTGAGCATTCTAATCTCTTCTGCTGTAACACGCTCAGCTTGCCTGACAACTCCTGAGGTAAGCAGGAAGGCTTGCCCAAGGCGCTCTTTGATGCTGTCAGCGGTTTGCGCTGCGATACTAAAGTCTGCTGCTTTGTTAAGCTGCAACACAGAAACATCGTTGGTGTTTCCTTGAGTGATTGCACCGTTAGGGCTTTCAGCGAGAGTCTTAGCTCGTGTGGTTCCGTTAGGATTAACGAGGAACAACACCTTAGCAGCCGCTGCTGAGCCTTCAACAATAGCTTGGGTGAGAGTCTCTAGGCTGATTAAATCACCAAGATACTCTTCTACATATCCCCTACCATAATCTTCTCCGTCAATCTTAGAGAAGCGAAGAGGGATATAAGGTAGTTTTTCTTTACTGAAGGTTCCCACAGAGCCTTCTACAATAGTACCCTTGACTTCCTGCCTTACTGACCACTTCTTACCTTGTAATTCAACACAGGTAAACAGGTCACAGTTACGTCCTAAGGTGTCGCCGTCAATAAACCCGGCGGCTTCCTTTACGTTGTCGGGAAGTGTATTGTAGTCCAGAGTCTCTTTTGTGATAATCTTAAAAGGATTACCCATAGGGTCACGCTTGATAACAAATCGGTCCAAATGGAAAACACGCATACCACCCTCCTCCGGGATGTAGCACAGTGCGTTTCCTGTTACGATTAGGTGCTTGAGAAGTTCGTGGACGCCTACACGGTAGGACTGTTTACTAATCTCTTCCATGACCGACTCCTCAACACGTTGAAGAGCGACTTCCATTTCTGAGATAATCTCTTGGGTTGCGCCTTCTTGACGCAGTTTGGGTTCGTCAAAGTTAAGACGGAAAAACGGGGCATTGGGAGCCAATAAGGCTAGTAGTAACTTGGATGCTAAATTGTTGACCCCTCTTGCTCCAATGCCCTGAAAAGGTGTTTCTAAACGTGAATGAGAATTATGTCCATCTTCCGGCATTACATACGGAAGGGTAAGCTTAGAGGCTTGTCTTGCTCTGTCTAAGAAAGAGTGCCTCTCGCTCTCTAGGGCGATGTATTGAGACTCGATTGAAGTTCCATTCATTAAAGTATATCTTCTGCTTGAGGTTTAAGTGCTAGAAATTCTAATTGTGTTAGTTCCTCGACGCCTTCAGTCCCCTCAAGCATTAAGTCGTCTTTCTCGGTGAACCTCCAACAGTCAATAGCGATAAGTTTACCAGAGTCGTCAGTAGCTTGAGCTAGTGAGTCAACAGGTGGTAACCCAGTGAGCGTTGTGCCTTGCTTGTTAGGATACCCACGGTCAGCGTCAACTGCGCTAACAAGTCCCGTGTAGACATCGGGTTGAACAACATAGTATCGAAACCCTGTGTCAGCGCG